ACAATGTGATAGAAATTTCGCCAGATGCAGGCGTCGTGCCCTGTTTGTAGACTCCGATGGTCACCCCAGCCGAGATGGCCAACTTGGCCGGCGAAAGGTCGATGACTTCGGAAGCTTTGGCGCAGCGAACAAAATCCTGGCCATTCACCGTGATTACCACTGCTTGGTCTAGGCTATTGTGAATCAGGATAATCTTGGCCGGGAATACCGACACGCCCATATAAATAGCCGTGGCGTTAGTCGTTGCCGTAATCGTCGATGCTGCAGCCGTGACGACTTGGAATGCCGCCATGGTCGGTTGTGGGTTCAAAGCCTGGTTAACGAGATCGGCAAGATACACTTTGCCGTTTTCGTCCATTATCGTCATGCGCGGATGCTTTTGCGTATCCGGCGTGTCAAAGACTTTAGAGTAAGGCATTACAGTGCCACTTCTTCCCAAACCCAAGAAGCATTAACGATTGGACTCGTACCGGCGCCGGAGGCCCAAAGCCCGAGCAGGTTGCCGGGATACACACACACGGCGCCGATGGTGGCCAATTGAAAGTAGCACTGTTGGTTCGCAGACAAAGCGCCAGTAGTCGGGCCACCAGCATAGCGAACCAAGGTGGCCGCGGTTAGTTGGCCAGCCAGCGCGGTAGCGCCGGCATAGGTCTTAGCCACCGACCCGCCGACGTTACCGGTATAGGTATTGACTGCAGTATTGGTCGATGCCGCAGTGATTGCCGTAACGTTGGCGCCAGTCAATACGCCAAGCGCTAACCCGCCAGCCGCCGCCGTGCCGGAACTCCACATATGCTCGATAAAGCTAACAACGAGAGCTTTGCCTGAACCGGCTGGATTAGAAATGGCCAGAACCGGCTGGCTGCCGGTAATTTGAGCAATAGTGTTCAGGCCGGTAACGGTAACGCCTGCCGTGGCGTTGGCCAACGACCAAAGGTTACCGCGAAGCGCCGCTTCTTGGTACTGGGCGTGAGCGTCTTGCGATGTAAGGGCACCGTCGCGGCTGATGCGCACGGTCTGTAGCGCACCGTCGGCAGTGTATGTTGGGGCAACTTGTCCTTGAATTGAGGCCATGGTTTTTAGCTCCTATGTGCCCATCGGTAAGATCCGGGGCATGTACATAAAAAGCCAAAGTGTCGGTCTATTTCGCTTCAACCAACTTGTCGGTCTTGCTCTGATATTCGCTGGCCATCTTAGTCATGCCTTTTTGGGCAGACTGTTGGGCGGCCTTCTTCTTTTGCGATTGAGCGGCCCAGTTTTGCTGCACAAGCTGCTTAAGTCCAGGGTCTTGATAATCCGCGATGGGCTGTCCAAGCAATATTGAAAGCTGGTTTTTTTGCTTAATGGTCAGCGGTTCTTTTTGGTCTGTAGCGGCCTTTATGGCCTCATCGCAAGTTTGCTTGTAAATAGTCGGCCACAGGGTCTTTAAAGTATCCACGTCCGCCGAGGTCAATTGTCCCAACGACAACAACTTCATGGCCAACAAAGGCTTGTCAGCGATAGCGATTTGCCTTTGGTAGGCCATTAAATCCGTCTTGCTTGGCGCGTAAAGCGTCTTCCCTGGAGCATTGAACCCTGGGTACTGAGTCTGCACCTTGGGAAACAGGTTGGCCACATGCTGAGACACTGCAGCCTGCTTGTCGGCCACGGCTTTTGAAAAGTTAGGGGCGAAGAGCGCCACATCCGACGGCGTATCTTCATGACGCATCATGGCGGCATGGTACTTCGCCTTTGACGCCACCGGGTCGCCGTGTTCGTTCGTTATTTCTTTAAGCTGCTCGGCGTATTTTTTATCCTTGCCTGCGCTTTTCCCAATTTCCAAAGCGATTGACTTACGCAGTAGGTCTGCTTTTTCTGGCGACATGTTCTCGATGCCCGCAAAAAAGTCTCCTACTCCTCGGCTAATGGCGTCGACTGTTTTGTTGGCGTAATGGTCAATCTTGGCCAACGTTTGAAACGACGTTACCGGGTCATAAAGCGACCTGCCGACAGCACGACTAGGAGCCGTTACAAGTCCCGGCATGCCAGTCGTTAACACCCCCGTGACGGTCGGTGGCTTGGGCCCCATACTCGACACCCATGGGAAGCTGGCCAATCCACGATACTTAGACATTTCGCCAAACGCTTTTTCGCCAGCTTCTAGGTGCTGGTTAATGGCTTCGGATGTCTGCTGAGCATTGAACAGCTTTTGCATAGTTTCAGAGCTATCAGCATTGTCTATAAGCTTTTGCGCATCTTCGATGCTCACGCCACGAGAAATTGCCCCCTCTTTGGTGATCATCTTGTAGGCATCAATCATCCCTTGCGAATGCTTTTGCGCGTACTGGATGGCATCCAAAAAGTCTTGCGAACGGTTCGTCTCAAGCTTGTTCGACAAATTGGTTATTGCGGTGCCTTTGACTTCTTGGGTCGCTCTGCCGTCTTCGTATTTCACAAATTCAGTGAGGCGTTTAGTCAATGCTCCGTCTTTGCCGGTAATGGCGATCCAATCAGCGATAGGTCCGTTAATGGCCTGTTGCATGACGCCCCATTTGCCCCACTTGGCAGGGTCTTCCAGGCTGCTTTTGACTGTAAAAGCGGCGTTGGCCAACTTACTAGCAACAAGCTTATCGTTCGGTGCCACGTCCTCGCCAACCTTGGCGAAAAACTGCAGCATGTTTTTCAACTTGTCGGTGGTGTCGTAAATCTTTTGCGACGTGACGCCTTCTTCCTGCAGCGCATTCAGGTCCGCCACGTATTGGTTGCTGATTGCTTTTAGATTTTTGTGGTATGAAGTGTTGGCCGTCAATTCGTTCTCTGACAATTCAACGTCAAGCTTGTGCAGCATGTCGCTTACTTCCACGGCATTGTGCGAAGCCTTAAGCTCATCAACACGAGACAACAAAGACGCCTTGTCTTGGTGGTATGTGTCGAGCAGCTTTTGAGCTAACTCATCGTTTTGCTCGATAAACTTTTGGGTCTGAGGTTGCATCACTCGTTCCCATTGGTCCTTGTCCTTGGCTAACTGCTCGACCGTCTTTCTGGGTGCCGCGGTGCGAAGCTCTTCTCTGCCAATAGCGCCCTGTGGGCCAGTGTACTTGGCGTAAGTTGCCGCCTCTTCGCCAGTGGCAATCTGTGAAGCTTTGGCATACACATCCGCCGCCGTATTTGTTGCACGTGGAACCAACCACTTAACAACATCTCCGACAGCATCAGTAGCTTTTTGGGCCGCAATTGATATTGCTTTACCGGCGACATGGCCTACCCCAAACAGGGCAGCTGACATAGCAAGCGCCGGCCCCGCTGATGCCATCGCGTTTTCGACGCCTTGTTGCAGATTGCCGCCAGAAAGATGGGACTCATCAACCTTGCTTATGAGGTTGAAAATCTCAGCTTGCCCGGCAAGATTGGCAGCGCCAGCACCATATCTGGCGATCGTTTCGCCAGCAGCGCCAGGGATGCCGCTTAATAGCTTTCGCGTTACTCCGCCAAGCACCTTGCCTGCAGTGCCAACCGTTTCGAGCGGGGCCGCGGCGACCCTGGCTGCCAACGACTCGCCGCCGCTAGCAAAAGCGCCAGCAGCTATTCCGCCTAGCTCGGCAATCGTCGAAGTCGTTGGCCAATGCTCTTGTCGCTTTAAGATGTCTTCCTTTGGTACTCCCAAGGCTTGTTCGAGATAGTGTGAACCAGACAGCGTAATACCAGACGCTGCAGCTTCGGCGGCGGCTGCAAGCTGCTGTCCCGGTGTCTCAAATTTTTTATTCTCTTCGGCCTTGGCCGCCATTTCAGGCGTTTGTTCGACATAGCCGCCTTGCTTTAAAAGGCCGGCCTCTACTGGGTCGACAGAGACAATCTTTCCGGTCCTTGGGTTTACAAGCGGAACCGTTAGCGGTGGTGCTTCGATTGTTTTGTCGCTGTCATTGGCCATGTTATTTTTGCAACCGTTTAATGTCTTCGGCCAATTCTCTCATCATGTTCTGATATTCGTTTTCGGCTGCTACGTTGATGGCCGACTGCGGCTTGTCTGTTTTGCCAGTCAACGGAGGTATGGCTTCGTCGATGATTTGAGCTTCTCGATTAGTCAACCCTCCGGGCTTGGCCGACCTGAACTTATGCAGCTGTTGTGTCAAAGCGGAATGAAGCTGGTTGGCCGCGACAATGTTCTCGGGATTGTAGAACGAGGTATTATTCCAAGTGTAAATCGGTTTTCCGTTTTCGTCGTATGCCGTGTTTAATGCCCTTCTGAACTGAGCAGCAGCGTCGACCTTGTTCTGGATGTTGGTTGCTTCTTCTTTGTCCTTGGCTTTGCCTATTGGTTTACCTTGCTGATCGAAAACCATAAGCGGCTCATCTTTTTTGAGCGCTTCGACTTTTTCGTGTGATTGCTTCCACAAAAACTCATCTTGAGCCAACCTAAGATGCCCACGGCTTGTTTGAGCATTGAACTGCTCGGTTTCTAGTTTGTGTGCATTGATATAAGCTTCGCGCTGTTTGGCTTGGTCCTCTTGCATGTTCTTGATGGCCGACATCATCGCTGTGGATCTTTCTTTGTCGATTGATGCTTGTAGGCCATACAACCGGGCTTTGATGTTCGGATCGTTGTATTGAGGGATCAAACTGTCCAAGACCTTTTTGTATTTCAAACTTTGCGTGGCCATGTCGATGGCCATTGCCTCTTCGTTGGTTTTGCCAAGCGCTTTGGCGGCCTCGAAGGCGTTGTTCTCGTTCGACATGCGTTTCATATCTGCTGCTACTTCGGACTGGATCTTGGCGTGAATGTAGGACTCGCTTCCGCCTAGCGTTACAATCCCCAAAAGCACGCGGGCAATCTTTCCGCCGGTACCAAGATCATCCCAAAACTCTTTGCCGCTCGCATGCTTGTCCATTTCTTTGGCGATGCGGTTCATCTCCATGTAATGGTCTTGGGCATAAAGAGCGTTTTGAGCAATCAGCGCACGCTGTTGCTGGCTAAATCCGATCATCGCCTGGTCGTTTTCAAGGATAGCTTTGTCGATTGGCTGCTCTGAAGTTATGGCATCATAAACCTTTTGAGAAATTGCAGCCAGCGCCGGCGTCTGAGCTGGCGTTAGCGCTTGCGCCCTAATCATCGGTTGCTTGAGGTTTTTAGGGTCTGGGTGCCCATAAGGATTTGTGGGCTGAGCCATTTCAGGCATTGGCTTTAATGACAATTCTCCCGGCCCGTATGGCGCAGTCTTTGGCATCTGTGCCATGCTCATCTGTGAAGCGTCAGATTCAAAGCTTGACGGTTTACCCATCTGCATTTGCGAGGCATCATTGTCAAAAATAGATGGCTTTCCCATTTGCATTTGCGAGGCGTCAGATTCAAAGCTTGACGGTTTACCCATCTGCATTTGCGAGGCATCATTGTCAAAAATAGATGGCTTTCCCATTTGCATTTGCGAGGCGTCAGACTCAAACTTGGGAGAATACCCATATTGCTCGGCTAAGTCTTTGGGTATCGTAAACGAACGGCCGCCAGGCATATCCAGCGTCACGGTCCTGTCGTCACTTTGTACTGGCGATGCCATTAGTTTCTCCCCTTGTGTGGGTACAAACCTTTTTCCGAAACCAAGCGCAAAAACCGCTCCACCGGGTCGTTACCGGAAGACACGTTGGTCTTAACCCTGGCATCGCTGGCTGACGTCATGTTCTCAGTTCCATTGACCATAAAGTCAGGCGCATTTTGTGGCACAGGAGTTTGTTCCGGTGGTGCGGTCGGTGGATTGTCTGGTTTTGCTTTTAATCCGCTCGTTGCAGGGCCAAGATTGGCGCCTTGTACCTGGACGGGTGCCGGCGAAGATAATTGCGATGGCTGTGCCGGAGTAGAGTTTTGCGCCGCTATCTGTTGTTTAGTGGCGTTATTTTCTTTGGCCTGTAAATCCCTTTGCTGAGCCAAAGAATCCTGCCGATCTTGATAAACATCTTTGCCGATAGTCGTACCAATTGCAGCAGCATCTAAAGCAATCAAAGCAGGCGTAGCCGTACCCCAAGTCAATATAGAGCCAACAATGGTCCCGGCCGTGGCAAGTCCAAGAGCCGTTGCGTCTCCGACATCACGACCCGTGTTATTGGCCGGCTGATAATTGGTAAGCGGCGGAGCAACCGTACCGGGAGATTGGCCAGCACCTACTGTGCCTGGATTGTTTCCTGGATTGATCACTTTTTACTCCCACGTTTGGATTCTAGTGCGTGAATCTTTTCGTTCAGGTGGGCCAATGAAGCTACGATTGCGGCCATGCCCTTGCCATAGTCGACCATCTTAGTGCCATCATGGTCATGAAACACCATGCGCTTGCCGATTGTAGACTTCTCCAAGTCTTGAGCCATAACGCCGAGCTTCCGTCCATGTCCAAATCTGTCCGGGTCTTTGTAATCCCAAGACTTTGCCTTGAGATGATCCAGAAAGTCCGAAACATCTTGCTGCCCCGGCTTAACGTTGGTCTTGATGCGTTTGTCTGAGCCAATGATCGATCCGGCGCCTTGAAGTATCCCACCAGCTGCTGTGCCAATGTTGGCGCCAGCATTAACGCTCGAAACGTCAATTCCTTCCTGAGCGATGGCGTGTCCCTGATTAGCGGCATATTGCCCAGAAGCGCTTTGAACACCAAACTCACCCATGGCTATATTTGCCTGGTACTGAGCCTGCTGCAGACTCATTCCTTGGGTCATGAGTTGGTTGATTAATTGGTCTTTGTTGGTTTGAAACTGGTTGGCCATGGACGCATTGTTCAGCGATGCCGTGTTGGCTGCGCCAGCGTTGAATTGCGAATTGTTTTGAGCCAAACCAGCAGCCCCCAAAGATTCTCCCTGCATTGCCCCGGCGACCTGGCCTGCGTTTGTAATTCCCTGCTGCTCACTGGCCAACGTGTTCATTGCGGCTTGGTTAGCTGCCTGCCCGGTAACATTTGCCTGACCAACCGAAGCCTGTCGCAATGCTTCTCCAGCATTTCCGCCACGCTGGCTGCCAGCCATCGCCATCTGCGCATTGATTCCTTGGTTCATCGCATTTTGTGCTTGCATCTGAACGGCTTGCGCTGCCGGCCCTTGGCCTACTGATTGCTGCTGCAATTGTGCTAAGTTTTGCGCTTGAGCGTTAAAACCTTGCTGGTTAACATTGGCAGCTTGCGCTTGCGTGGTGCCTGCCTGAAAAGCAGTTTGGTTAGCAATATCATTTTGCCTGCCCTGTAGAGTGCCAAGTTGTTGCTGTAGGTATGGGCTGTTTGCAAGGCTTGGGTCTATTTGCCAGATTGCCTTGTTGGGGTCTGAAGGATCATGGCCGATTGTTGGGCTTAACAATGATCCGCTAGGAGTTGTCGCACCGCCGGCCATAGTCACCGGTTGGCCTTTAGAATCCACACTCGTCGCGATACCAGTGTTGCCAGTGTATCCGCCTTGTTGTTGAGCCATATTAAAACCCCTTTGCAGCGGCGAGCGGGAACCTGCGACCCGCGATGACGCCTATTTCAAACTCCATATCGGTCAAATCGAAACTTTCGCCTGTTGGCGTCACATCGCTAATTCGTACACACACGGACTGACATTTTTGCCGCAATGGGAACACTTCACATTGCCATGCACTACTGCCGGTTGTGATATTCGATGACGAGTTAGTATGTGTTTCTGCGAAAGTCGGGCTGTCTCCGCCCTCATAATCATAGGCCAATTCAACTTTCAACGTGTGACTGCTTTTACTATCGCCAAGCAGTCGTATACGAAATACGCGCTGCACGCCCTGAAGTGAATTAAGCGCCACCCAACCAGTAGTGATCAAAAATGGTATGCCAGTTGATGCCGTCATGACATCGGTAAATGTGCCGACCGTTTCCTTGCCAGCAAGTCCGCCGTTTGCCGGGGTCGCCGCTGAGACATAAAAATCAGTCAGCGTTTGCACCATGTCTGTAGCGCTGGTTAAAATCTGCGACCATTTTTTAAAGAAATAATCGTACGCAAGAATCGTGGCGTTGTCTGACAATAGGAACCTTACCTGGTTCAGCGGCGCCCGAAGCACCGCCCGCAGACACGAGTATGAATTGAATCCTTCGACCGCTTCTCCGATGTAATTCTGAGAAGCATCGAAAGATAAATCCCTACCAAGCCTGAAATATCCCTTGATTGATTTGAACAAAATGCCGTCAGGATACACCGCTGCGCAATGCACGTTGTCGCATCCGACATCGGCCGTGATCAACTGCGGCTGAGTTAGGCTGTTAGACCCGCCATTATCCGTCGGCCCTTGACCTTGGACAGCATAAATGGCCGACGCTGTGAACACAATTAAACTTGTGTCCATATAAAGCATGTTTGTGATCGGACCCGTGGCCGACGGTATATTGATGTTGACGCCACTAAAAAATGACATTCCGACGGTTGGAGTGACTCCTTTGCCTACATGGATCAACCCGACAGTGGTCGGGTCAGCGGCAAAGAGTCTGTCAGGACCAGCGCATATAACACTGGTCCCGTCGATGGTGAAATTGTCGGCCACGCCCCCCTGTGTATACAAAATTTCATTGCTGGTAATGAGTGAATCGTTGTTACCGTCCTGAGGCAAGGCAACGTTGTAGCTTGAGTTGTTTATGGCATAGACCGGATTAACAATGTACGAGCCAGTTCTGTAATAAATTGGTGGGCTGGCGTTCACAGTTGTTCGCCACAAAGCAACCAAAGGCGACCTTTTACGGATAGAGGTGGCCAACATCACACCGATGGTCGGTGTGACATAGTTGTATGATGTCAAATTGACGGGGACTGTGACAGTGGCGGGAACACTGGTTTCACTGCGATGAATGTTGCCGTTGTTGTCCGTCCACTCCCATGTCGCGATATACTGGTACACCCCGGCCGCAAGTCCTGGCACCCACGTGGCCGTGGTAGTGCTGGCCACCAAAGACAAATTCTCCGGATAGTTTACAAAACCAACATCGTAAAGGTCAGCTCCGTCATATCCAGCATTGAACCCGCCTCCGATTATTTGCTGGTTGTTAATCGTGGCCGTTCTGTAGGCGTTGGTATAGGTGAAGTCATAGGTTATGTCAGCAGCCGCAGGAATTTGCCATATACCGCCAGCATCACCAACCTGCCGGATGATGTAATTCAGGCAGTTTGAGAATTTGTTTCCGCCAAGATAATTGGCGTTGGACGCCACCTTGGGGACATATGAGCCAGTGGCATACAGCGCAGAATCACCCATGGCTTGCCCGGCAAGGAACCTCGCTGCCATGTATGGGCCAGGGCTCGCTGTGGTCTCATTGCCTGTGTAGTTGTAAAGGATGTATTGACCCTGCAGGTGTGACGGAAGGAATGCCGGCACATAGATGTTGCTATCGTTTACATAGATTGGCTTGCCGACGGCCGCCGCGTACAGTTGGGTGTTGTTCCCGGGGGTCATGCCGGCTAATATCGTATTACTTGAATTGACCATGAACGATTCTAGCGTCACCTGTGGCGTGCCGTTTTGAATCGTTGTTGATGAGTTGGTGTAAACGATATATGAAAGAAGGTCTGACTTTTCCTGGCCGGTGATAAGATATGGAGTCGGCCGGCCAGTAAGTGTGTAAGAAGCAATCGGATTAAACGCCAAAGAGCTTGGGTCTGTACCGACGATCGTAAGAACATTGGAAGTATCAACGAATGCGAATCTTACCTTGGTTGTTGTTGTTCCAGGGCATGGCTGAATCATTCCGACCGATGCAATTGGATTGGCCGAAGTGTATTGAGTTGTCGATACCGTGGAACCGTTCGGATTGTGTTTCGTTATCTGAATTCTGTTGAGCGTGGTAATGTATGCCGAAAACACATATGGGCTTGGCAATAGATAGCTGGCCCAGTCCCACGGGTTGTTAAAAGTCACAGCGCCAGCGACTCCCGATGAGACAGTGGCGCTAGTAAGCGTATATGAAGACACCGCAAAAGCGCTGGTGGTATCAAACGTGGAAAAAAGTAATTGGCAATTCGTATAGGACGAAATGAAGTTTGAATAACCGCCAGCCCACAAAAAGTTCCCGCATGCAGTCGCCCGGATGAATCCAGCATTTGCCCCGACTGTAAGGTTGGTAAGTCCCAACAATTCAGCCCCAGTTGCAGCGTCTACGATGCGCCTTTGACCATAAAAAGAATTGGCAAACAGACTGTTGTTTCTGATCGCGTAAATCTTACACCCATTGGTTATGGCGCTATCGGTCTGAACCTGGGCATAAGTAGATAATCCATCACCTCCGGGTCCAACCTTGGTTATTAAAATTTGGCAATCATTAAAGCTGCTGGAATGAAGAGAAAAGCCAGCAGTTGTCAGGCTGCGATTGTAAGTGTAAAATCCACGTGGTCCAGAGCTGGCCGTGTCGCCCCATCCAACTACTTGGTTAACGAAATAGCCCATGCGCTGGATTTTGTTCACACTAGAGTCAGTCGCACCGACAGAAGCAAAACCGTCACGCTTTGAGAGCCGATTGTTTTGGATGAACTTGGCGTTTTGAAGCACAAGCATGCGGCCATCAGATAGCATCTTGGCATCGCTTTTTTGCTCCAATCCTTGCCCGAAATTCATCCTAAAAAATTGCTTTTGAAGTGTACCCATCGGAGGTGGCACGCTATCCCCCTATGACCAACACCGACGGCGTGTCGTTAATGCCGAGCGGCGACAATTGTCTGACCGAGAACCGAAGCGGAAAAGACGCAGCCGCAGTGTTTAACGCCCCGCCGCTTGCTTGATAGACCTGTACCTGTAGGTAGTCGCCTTTGGCCAGAGATGTCACCGCCATGCCTTCATTGGCCGCATTCTCCGACACCGTAGGAGCCTGAAACGATGTCCACGCAATGCCGTTGTCGGTGCCGTTCTTGGCCACGGCGGCTTCACGACCACCCGTAGCGTTAACTGCCCAGTTGGTCTGATAGTAGACTTCATACAGTCCGGCTTGGTTGATGATCATTTTGCTTGACCCGTCCCACGTCACCGAATTTCCGTAGCTAAGGCTAAGGGATGCATTGAACGTTAACGATGTTGCCGTCGTGTTCGGTATCGACTGGTTGCTTGTGGTCGTGGCTTCAAAGTACTGCTCACCGACATCATAGTAAACCGTCAAGCTTATCGGTTGAGCGTTAGACGAAGTGTAAGACCAAACAAAACTACGAATAGGAGTAATGTTTGGCAACACCTGAATTTGCTTCGGGCGTACATTGCCATGAAGGGGGTTGGCCAACGATACCGTCATTGCATGAGTGCAGCTCTGAGCAATCCATGACGCCTGCATGTTGTCGGCGAACGTCATTCCGTTGTTCATGTTGTTATAACTTTGCTTGATGAAATCGGCATAGTTAGACATGAATCGAGATGAAAAAGGCACGCCCGGCTTGGGCCAGTCGTCTGCCCGCACTACATTGTTAAACGTTGGCTTCACCAGCCACCAAAGCCAAACGGTCCCCAGTCGTTATCAGTCTCGCTGGCGGCCGCCACGCGCGTTACTTCACCTGTATCTCTGTCCATGGCCATCTTGGTAATTCGAGCTTCGATCTCGGCTTGCTGCTTCATAATCTGCGAAGCGTCAGTCTCTTCGTTGATGAGACATTGAATCGCCGCAAAGTTTACGATGTACTGCTCCCACCCATCAACCCCATCGATTGTGTCTGTACCTGCCACCATGAGAACAGGCGCAGGTGTATAGGACATTCGAATTTGGTTGGCTGTATTAGGTACTGGCGCGAAGACGATCGTTGCACCCTGTATACGGTAGCGCAAGTACGTACCAGGAAACTGTCCAAAAGCAGCATAGGCATTGGTGTAGGCATTTCGATCCTTCCAAACGTATGGCTTTAACGGCAAGTACTGCGTGCCCTGATACTGCACGTCCAGCCCGCGCAGCTTATAAAAGTCAGGCGCCACCGTAGACAATGCGTAGCTGTTTTGGCCCACAACCGTGTTAAAAGTTGTTACCGAAAGGTTATAGTCAGCTCCGTAAGCTTCGGTGAGCTTGTCGTAAAGCATCGTATAGCCTTGGTTCACAAAGCCGGTAATTTGCGCCGTTGTCAGTCGGTGATTGTCGGCTAATATCTGAACCTGGTTGACCAGGCTAGTGAGAGAAACGGTGAGCGCCACAAACTACTCCTCGGCGTGGTCTGCTTCCTCGCCGTCATGTTCAGGTTGGCCATCGTCGTAGTCGCACAATTGCATCGCGTGCTTGAAGCTTTCCGCCATCGCTGCAGTGTCTTTCTCTTCTACTGCCTTAAGAAAGTCTTCCATGGCAGAGTGCAGGCCAGCTTCGTCAAAACCTGGCTCTTGCTCGCCGTCTTCCGGTGGCTCTTCTTTGTCCATGCCCATCGGCGAGCCAGGCTTCTTCTTGCCGAGAAGCATGATCATGAGCTTAGCTTTATGGTCGTTCATGTGCGCCATTACCGGGTCAAGCTCGAAATGGCTGCAGTAACCTGAAACTGCAAACCTTGGCCAGCAGGAAGATCAAGGTTGGTGCCCGTCACGGTGGAATTGAAGATCTGAAAACCACCAGCAGTAACAGCGACAGGTGTCGGTTGCGTGAACGTCGTTTGCGTGGCTGTTGCGGAAATAACGCCGCAATCAACGCTGTAGACGAATGCAAACGACTGAGCGAACGTAATGCTGAACACGCCCGTAGTAGTTCTCGCCCCGTTCCATCCCTGGTTAGTACCGGACAAGCTGGAAATGGCCGAAGTACCATTACAGTTGAAGTTGCCAGTCACAATGTGTTGAGTGTGACCATAAGTTGTTACATAATCCCGACGTCTGTTAAATGCCATTTTGGTCTATCCTTTATTGGTCTAAGTAGGGTTCGGACCTACCAATTCCAAAACGTTGTTAGTTAGAACTTAACGATGCAATTCCACCCGGGGGCCGAGCACCCAAGCGCAATGTTTACCGCCGCAAGGCGAGCTTCGTAGGCGTCATCCGTAGACACGCGAAGTGCCATGATGCCGTCAACTTCCTGAACGCCTGGCTTTCCAGAAGTGATAAGGTGCCAAGTGCTCGTGGAAATAAGCGACGCAAAGCCAGGAACTTGGAAGATAGACTGAGCGAGCGGAACCGCGCCCCAGTCAGTCATCAAGCTGAAATTCGACAGGCCAATTTTCGCCTTGTCGAGCTTAACGTCAGCCGATCCAACAACCACTTTGGTAGAGGTGTCATTGACGAGCTTTTTCATTTCCTGAGGATGCAAGACAACCAAGTCAAGCTTTTTGGCCGCTCCAGCAGATTGCACGAGCGAGCAAGCATTGACGAGCGCTTCGGCAACCGAATCCTGATTAGTTGTGTTGTCATAGAACAAGCCAGCAAGCTTAGCTTTGTAGCTCGAACGGTTTACGCCGAAGAACGAGTCACTAGAAGTGATGGTCGTGTTGTTCGGCGGGCACCAGGATTGGAAGCCCTGCATAACTACTGCGGTAGAACCTGCCGAAGCGTCTGCAGCGGTGCGGTAGATATAGTCAGTGTTGGCCAACGACGTGATCGAGCTCGACCATGTGGCAGTTGAAAGCAACGTGCCTTGGTTAAGGTCAATTCCGGTAATAAGAGCCGTACCAGTACGAAGTGAACCACCGTCGGTCTGGCTGAACACCACAACGTCGCCAACCTCGAACATGAGTACGTCTTGCGTGTTTAGCAGGCCAAGCGGATACTGAGTTCCACCTGACGACGTAACGCTTGCGCTTACGTTGTAACCAACCGCCACCTGAGTGATAGAGCCAGTACCGGTGCGGTAAGCTTGCGTTGCAATCTTGTTATTCAAGGCAGCAATCGCAAGCTCCATTTCCTGGGTGACGACGCTTTCAAAAGCGTTCTTGTCGCCCATGGACGCTTGAAGAACCGGGCCCGACCACGAAGCAACCGCATAAATCTGGTTGTAGGTGATCAAAAATGCCTGATTCTTCTGATTGCTTCCTAACGACTGAGCGGTCGCAAACGAAGCGCCAACGCGAACGTTGGTGCTAGTCGCAACCGGCAAGCGCCATTGGTAACCGCCGCCATCTTCAATGCGGTGCCAAGACTTAACGAACGGGTCGTCTGCCCCGTCCAAAATTTCCTGCTCGATGCGGTCGACAGGATAAATTTCCTTCAGTGCAGCGTTAAAGCTCGTACTGTTTACTGGAGTTCCGATAGCCATGTGTTAATTCCCTTACATTAGTTTCCCGTGAAGAGCGGCAAACGCTCTTTCGCGCCGCTCTTCCCGGGTTAATGGACGGGGTTTTTCACCACCGGCCATCGAGTTGGTTAAAGTTGCAGACTTTGCTTTAGACTCGACCTTTGTGGGGGCTTCTTTTGTGGGTGCGGCAGATTTGCCAAACTCTTTGGCAAATTTAGCTTGCAGCTTTTTGATTTGCGCCATCTGAGTAGCGCTTTCTTCGTACTCAGACTCCAACATGTCGCACGCTTCTTCGACCGTTAGTTCTTTGAACGAAGTGATACGGCCTTGGTCGTCTTTTTTGACCGAAGCGTCGAAAACCTCTTTAATCTTGTCGAACACCTCTTGTTCTGCCTTGTAGGTGCTCAAAAACTCGTATTTTTCTGGATTGGACGCGATGTGCGTTCGGATTTTACCAACATGCTCGGCCACAAGCTGCCGCTGGTGAGACTCGGCAAGCTTTACGGCCTGCTCGGCCTCGATCTTCTCTTTTTCCGAAAGCTTATGCTCAAGTTCTCTAACCTTTTTAATTACCGGGTTGGCGTCTTCTTCACGCTTGTTCAATACGGCTTTGACCAAGCCATCGAAATCCATGCCAAGGTCTGACAAGGCAGAGAATGGATCTTCCTTGATCTTGTTGTGCAGTGCTTTTAGGCGTTGATATTCCGCCTGTTGTTCTTTCTGAGCTTCACGCTCGGACCGAAGCGCTTCTTTTTCTGCCGCGATGCGTTTGGCTTCTCTTGCAATCAGAGCCATCTGTTTTGCGGCCGAATCGGGAGCTTTTTCGGGCGAAGGGTGCGGGGTGTCGGCTTGAGCCGTTTGCCCCACATCGGTTTTGGGTGCTGCAGCCTTGGCTTTTTTGTCGAACAACTCGCCGACAGCCACAGATTTTGCAGATTCTTTGACTTCTAACTGGGGGTTCAGTGTATTTGTAGTTTGTTCCACATAAAAAGACGGAGTGTCGGTCTATGAAAGCCGCAAAAACACTTACCCAAGCTGCAAAGTCGCTGGATTTGGAGCTATTGGTGCTTGAGGAGGCCCTGTCGGTCCTGCGCCGGGAGGCGGAGGTTGTCCGCCAGGCGGAGGCATCGCTTGTGGCGGCAGAGGGCCGGCTTGCATTGGCGGTTGAGGCGCAGGCGCAGGCGATAAGATTTGCTTTAGCTGCACGATATACTGTGACAAAAGCGCTAGACGGTCGTCTGGCGCCCCATCATACTGAGCCTTTGCGTAAGCTTGCAAAACTAACGTAAGCTGCTGCTGTGGGTCGATAAGCGCATCGGGCCCTTCAAAGCCCTCTTCGCCATAGTCCAAGATGTTGTCGATGATCTGATAGATGCGATCCTGCACGGCCATCATGGGATCAATGACCGAATCAACATCAGGATTGGCAATCAAGCGCGGAATTTGAAATGGAGCTAACACACCCATGGCCTGCAGGTCCGTCAGATATTGGAGCTTGCCGGGTACCTGCTTGGGCAAGGACGAAACCGAATTAGCCTGAAGCACGTAGGCGTCGTCGTCCAAGTCTTCCGAAACTTCTTTCCAATGCGCTACTTCGAGTCCTGACCGACCAGGAAGACTAACCTCGTAGTCGCCATCTTCGTCCGAAATCTCTTTCATCAAAGCAATGGCCAACTTGGCATCGTCGACGAATAGCTCTTCGTATGCTAGGGACGGGTCCGAAAGGCGGTCATCTTGAATATTATCGACGGCTTCTACAGCGACAGCGGCAGTGATGCCGGGCTGCTTCACACCGGATGCCGCCTGTTGGCCAATACCTATGATCTCATAAGACTTTTGAAGGATGTAGTCGAGATGAGTATAGACTTCCGGCGGGATGATTTGCTGCGTCAAAATTTCTGGTTTAACGGTGCTCATGATGACGCCGCCGATATCCCTGGTGAACTTGTCGGGGTTGAACTGGCTTCCTGGAGTCGCCCATATCTTGGGGTTGGCCAGGCTTACGAGCGACTTGTCGATGATCTTTAAGAGGCGATTGATCATCACCTGGTTGCGCACAAGCTGGCTTGCAACCGACTCTCCCCACGCCCCCATGGGCTTTTTCTTGTAAATGTACTGGGTGAACGGGAAGTAGTCGCGCGAGTATTCTTCTTTCAGCAGCGTTGCATTCTCGATGATGATGGCATGCACGCCGTCGGTCTTTTCGCCATCTTCGACTTCATAAGACGGCAGACGCCACGCTTCATGCACCTCGATGATGTCATGCACGTACTTACTGCCGACCTGCTGATTTCCGGTCCGCATCGCTTTGACGTCTTCTATGAGCTTTAGGTTCTTGAACCCTAGCCGCTTGGCTAGGTGCATGAGCTTGTCGCGGTTTAAGTACTTGGTGCGATAAATTGCCCGCGGGTTACCAAGCATGGCCTCGGACGGGTCGACGGACATTTCAACCGGGAATACCCGCTCACATTTGACCTTGCCGTTTTCTTTATACCAGTGCTTCCAAGCATTTCCGTAAATGGCCGCATCCAGCACCTGCTGGCGGTTCATTTCGTAAATCTTGTTCTGGTAAAAAATGCCATCGATGAATTTGTTAAGCTCTTTGGCCTTGCGACGTTGCAGCCAGTCTCCCGATTTGGTGACGAACTCTACCGCCGGCCGGGTAGTACCTGAAATGCGACTTTGCAGCGTATCGCAACACGAAGCAATGACGTTGAGCGTCGAAGCATCGAACGACTGCATGACGTTGGCAATCGTACGGTAAAACGCATATGGGCCAAACGCCGTTACGGGCTGATTGGCATATAGGCGGTGATTGCGAAGTAGTTCGTTAACGTGCCCCTGATTCTCGACCTTTAAGTAGGCCAGATATGGGTACAGCGCCGAATGCAGGTCTTTTTCGTCTTGCTCGTACCAGTAGGACGTATGAAAGGAGGCCACACTGAAAGCTTAAGTGTCGGTCAAGCGAACAGCTTTTGCCACTGCGGGACGATGTCCGACTCCAAAAACATCTTGTGCGGGACTGGCTTAAACCTTGACGGATCCAGTCCGAAAGCGTTCATGCTGTTTTGGAACCTTTTTGGGTCGTCTGTTATGAGTGGAGAGTTGCAAAGCTCCGAGAGTGCATCCTTCCCCAGTGCTTGAAATACAAAAACGTTCAGGCCCAGAGCTTCCGCGAAGACTTGTGCCAACCCAAAGGTCTCCCTGAATGGCATCACCATTAGCATGCTTCGGCATGTTTGATATTCATCCATTACTTCCCTAAAAGGTAAAGCACCCAAAAACTCCACGCCTTCGTACTTCACTTCCTTGGGTAGGTCGTACCCGGGATTGAGTACCTTTAATGTGGCGTTTTTGTACTCTTTAGTCTGCTTCATGCTTGAGAAAAATTCTAGCGTCTGACGCAATCCCTTCATCGCAGCCGAAGCATAAATGAATGAATGCTCTTTGGTGTTTCTATTGCGCTTGCGATCGTACAAAGCGTTTGGAACGATAAAGTTGATCACGCTGCGTTCGTGGTCCTCAGACAATAAGCCTGCCTGAAATTCACTCAAGCAAACAATATGCTCGGATGTTGGGTAGTCGCCATGAGCATCGGTGATCCATCGCAACACTTTTTTGTATTCAATGTGCTTAGTGTGCGGCACGGGCGTCGAGCGCTCGACGATGAGCGTACCGCACGAAAACTTCTCGAAAGCCATCATATCGATGGGCAGATAATCTACGCCTCGCACCTTGCACCAGCTTGGCATCCTATTCATGCAAGCCACTTTCATCCCGGCCTTAGTCAATGCTTCAGCCAAAACTATCTGCTGCATCTCTGAGCCACCAAGACCGCCCCACCGCAACGTGTCGCCGGCGAACGTTACCCCAACGTTGTCGAAAATTATTATGTCAAATGTCATTGTCATATCTGCGTCAGGTTCGTTTTGATGTTTCGTTCAGTCGGAATGCAGACGATATTGGTTTCGATATAACCTTCGCTGATGTCTTCCTTGTTGTTCTTGAAGTTGTTTTCGTTGAACATCTTGGTGGCGTGCAAAAACACGTCATATCTAAACTCTTTGACCTTCTTGCAAAGTTTTTCGATGTTTTGCTTGTGCGCTTCGAGGTACATGATTGGACGCAACTCCGAAATGGTCCGCTCCGCCCCGCATATCATGTCGTATTCCATCCCTTCTATGTCCGCCTTGAGCAAGTCACAGCGCTTGAGTTGTAATGAGTCAACCGAAACCATGTTGACGATATACCCCCCTTTGTCGTCAATCTCACTACCAGGAACAATGACAGCCGCTCCGAAATTGTTTTCTTTCGCTGTAAAATCCGTATTCCTAGCAATAGCTGGCCCACAACACGCGCCAACCGCCGCCTGAAGCGTGACAACATTCGGTAAGTCGTTAACCACCACATTCGCACAGAGCAGTTGAAACACGCGCATCTGTGGTTCGAATGCGAATACAACGCCGTCTTTGGCCTTCTTTGCAAAATACACCGAGTGCGTACCAATGTTGGCTCCTACGTCCACAATCCAGTCGTCGTCGCGAATCATCTTACCAAGAGAAGAAAGCTCGGCGTCTGCCCATTCGCCATACTTGTCTAAGTTGCGGCCAATGACCGAATCATTGTCCATGATGAACATGTTTCCGTGTTTAGTGTTTACGAGTGTATTCATGGCCAATCCGTAAATGGGTTAATAAAATCTCCGAAACGGTAAACGTAACCGCATATCTTTAATCTAATACGATCAAACCATCCCCACGGTCGCGGTTCGGTCCGTGCTATTGGCACATCACGACTGAGTCCAAAAAACTCATTATCGGCAATGTCTCCGGATTTAACCGGAGGCAACCACGCGGATATACCTCTTAACTCGTCGTCGCTCATTGGTGGTCCTCATCGTCGGGGTCTTTTAAATCTTCAGGGATGTCGTACCCATACAAGTCTTCGGTGGTGGGTGGAGCGTCGAGCTTGGACAAGTCAATCGCAATCCGCTCTTGCGGTTCGGGTGCCCAAAACACAACCTGTAGACCATTGTAGCTAAACGACTGAATGCCGGCCTCTTTGGCCCACCGTGTAAACGTTTTAGCTTCCTCAGTCGTCATTCATGCTCCAGTCGAAATTGTCATCGTCAAAGCCGAGCGGGTCTCGGTTCTTCGCGTTCACTTTGTTTACGGCGGCCTCGATCATCTTTCGCTCCTCCTCTCGCGCTATTTCAAGCGCTGTCATAGGCCTTGGCATTTCGGACTTATTGTGCCAATTGTATACGTGTGTATACGCGTAAAGACAAGCGTCCGAAAGGTCGGCAGGGAAACTCTCCGACTCCCGAGTTCGGTCTTTGTTCCATTCAAGAACCGACATCTGTTCGAAGGTTTTGGATCCTATGGGGAACAGAAATGTTCCTTGATGGATTGCTGAATTCAGCACGTCAATGTGAGCCCTCTTGCCCGGCTTGTCGGCTGACTCAAGAGGCAAGGAGTGCATTTGTTTCATTGATTCTACCAACTGCTTATTCGCCGGATCAATTACCATCGAGGCTTGCGGATATGCTTGGTGAGTGCGCTTCAGCTCTCCAGCTAACGCATCAAAAAGCACACCAGATTTTGACCATTCGTGAGCAATGTATACCTTGTTCGTCACGCGCGAAGCTGCCAAAACGACAATCGCGGAAGCGTCATTAAATCCCGTATCCGCCCCGATAGTGTAATCGAACGGCTCGTCAGGCAACTTCACGTAGCGATTGCGTTCGCTGTCCAGCTGGTAAAGCAGTGAATCAACGTCACGTATCCACGACCCAAGATACTCGCGCTTGAATTTGACCGACGGCGTACGTTCTTCGACGCTGTCTAAGTACGCCTTAGCGATTATTTTCCAGTCGGGGCGGTTGGCCCACTGCGGAATCCTAGGATTGTCTAGGACCGTCCAGTGCCAGTTTTTCCATTGCCCGGTTTTGTCGTGGGCGGCCTCGTAGAACGCTCCCGCTGCAGTTGGCGACGGAGTGCCCGCAAGCACAAGTGTGCCATCGTAATCCAAAAGCGCGGCTTGCAATACGTCTTCAAGTAGGTAGCCAAGGTAAGCTCCGAATGAGCCGACTTCGTCCGCGATGACGATGTGATACGGAAAGCCACGCAATTTCTCCCGTTCGTCTGTGCTTGATACGCCGCCAAAGATTATCCGCGAATCGACGTCCGTAAACGTTACTTCGTGGCGCAGGTTGTCGACCTTTACACGTAACGCCAGTCGCTCACAATAACGGACCAGTTCTTTCCATAGCAGAGCAACGGCGTATGGCTTGGTAAGTGCCACATATAGACAATTGGCACGCTCGTGCTCAAGCGCCGTTTTAACAAGATAGCGCGAAAGGGCATGCGTCTTCCCTGCTCGTCGACCACATACCAAAGTCTTGCGCTTATGCGGATCTTCGATGAACGCAATCTGTAGGCTAAACAGGTCAGCACGCAACGACGATGCTGCCCGGTCGCGCGAGTCCTGAACGAATAATCGGTGCGCAAGAAGCGCCTTATCGAGCGCCTCATCGACCGCAGACATTAAGAGTGCTTGGAGGGTTCTTTGACACTTTGAAACTTGCTCTGGTCAAGGTCGGAAGCAAAATCAAAGTTGGAGCAGTGCATCCAAAACTTTTTCATCTTCTTTCCGCCTTCAAACGGCGTAAAGTGCACAAGCCCAGTGTCTTCGTTGAGCACCATAACGCACTCTTGGTACGTAAGCGTCGGACCGATGCTGCCCGGAGTCTGCACGCCGTTTTTAACCCGGACCTTCTCTAGAGGTATCTTAGCCATTGAACGTACTCCCTTTGTGGTTCACGTATGGGTTGAACAAAAAGTTGTAACCTTTGTCTTTGATGAGCTTCTCGACAACGACCGTCAGGCTGGAAATGAAGATGTTGCTGTTTACAGGGTCGATGCCGACCGACTCCCAAAGCCGTTTTTGTAAGCCAAGATTGCGTTCTTCTCGCCGAGTCCAACACCAGTGAACGATAAATGCGCTCTCGGTGCTTTCATAAACGAGAACGGCTTGAAGCTCGCCGTCCTTATCGCAATCAACGGCAATATTTGAATGCTCCAGCACGTACCGAAAGCACTCCGGCGCAAACAGCGCAAACGCGGCCTCTTCCATGCCACGGTTGGCAAATATCTTCGTGCGGGCGAAGGCCAGCCACACACGCAATATCTCTTCCTTTTCGTGCTCCGAGACTTCAGTCTTCATTTTTCAGAATCTCTTTGGCCACACCCTGCAGGTACTCGTTCACGTGACGGTCGAACGGCCATTCGAGATTGAGCTTGCGCGTGTATCCGAGTATCTTGCGCGACATCTTGATGCGCTCATCCATGCGCACCTCGGCCACCGTCATGCGCTTAGGTTTTATTTTCTTCATCATTGGGCGGCGCCTCGGGGTCGATGGCCCTCGACTTGATGCGGGCAATCAACTCATCGGTTGATAAGTTCCGGATCTCCGGAGGAATGAAGCTTTCTGCCGTCTCGATTTGCGTGGCCGTGGCGCTCTTGCCATATCCGCCTTCAACTAGAAACTTGGCAGCATTGACGCGATGCACCCACGGAACCTTTGGGTCTGTGGCTGCCTCATAGAGCACCTTAAAAGCATCTTCGGATGCGGCCTTGCACTTCTCCCGAAACATGCGCACCGACAGCGGCGGCTTTTTGTAAGGAGTGTTCTCGCCTGGCTTTTTGGGTATCAGCTTGCCACCGATGTGTCCTGGCATCAGACAGCCTCACTGAGGAATACAAAAAAACCGTCTTCAGTCTGCTCCACGTGGAAGCCAACTTTAACGAAATGGTCGATGCACGCCTTTTGGTAACGGTCGACGCGGTCGCCTTTGGCTTTGGTTTTCAGCTCGACAAAATCGGCTCCGTATGCGGCATGCTGGCGAATTTCGAGCTCGGTGTTTTTGATGAAGTCTGGCAACCGCTCGTTGAAGCGCCTGGTCGAAAACTCGATTAACGCTTGCGGTGTAAACGGCAGCTCGTGGGCTTCTTTCATCGCCGCCGACATCACCTCTTTGTCTAATTGCTCGGGAGTCCTTGCAGGCGCAGGCGGAGGTGGTGCGTCACCCGGCGCCGGGCCATCCGCCTGTGCCTGTAAGGACTCCTCCGTGTTGTCAACGATTAGGGCATCTACTTCGTCTTCGTTAAGCATTGTTCCTCCATTTTTTTTGTTCGTTCACGACGTGCTCTAGCACCTCGGTGCTGCTTACATACTCGTCCGGAATGTCCGAGCGATTGCGCGGACGTATATTTTTAAGCCAGCGCATCATCTCTGCACGCATCAGTTCGATTCTGTCGGCAACGGTGTGCCAGTTGATGCCGAGTTGTCGTCCGATCCTGCGTATAGACACGCCCTCGCAGTGTAGGGCCCAAACGTCAGGGTAAGCGGGTATTCTCTCCAACGAGTAGGCCACGCACACAGAGACGTAGTCGTAGTTGTCGACATGTCTGGGTCGTACATTGTCCGGTCGCGTGTAAGCGATAGTTCTACCGCGTACCGTGTAATAGCCATCAATCGACGCAAGACCGTCTTCACGTAATCTGTCCTCCCACTCCGCCAAGAGTTCCAACGGAGGAATCACGCTGCCTTGGGTCTGCCGCGTCCGAAAATGTCCGAGTTGTCGTACTGCTCGTAAAGTTTTTTTGGGTCGACCGTGAAGTGCGTGTAGTGCTGCACGTGCTCAGGTCTAATCGTGCGCGTAACAGGGTCACACAGCCATTCAGGGCCGTAGTAGCCACCGGTCTTGAAGTCGCAATGGATGGCCACCATGCCAGGGATGATGTGAGTTTTGATGCCTGATAGCAGCATTTGCCGACAGAAGTGGCTGTCCTCGCCAAGCATCAAGCGCCCCTGACTGCCGTCGGGATTGGTCTCGTGCGTGAACTTAAACCAGGGTTTAGGTGTTTTGCGCAGGGTCTCGACGTCGACAAGCAATGCGCCTAGGCCAAGGCAATTGACATGCTGCGGCGTGAGATTGGTCGGATCGTCTGCGCTGACGGACTGGTTACGCCACACGTCGCGGTTGCTCGGTTCAAGACGAGTGGCGATTGATTCTAGGATGGGAGTTTTCTTTACGTAGTTCAGGCCTACTGCTTCGAGTTCAAGGCTAAGGAGGTAGTCTATCGCCCGTAGCGGGATGAGCGTGTCCTCGTCCAAGAAAAACACATGCGAGTAGACGTTAGAAGCCAGAGCTTTCTCGGCAAAGTAATTTCGTGCCTCGATGTGGTCGAGGCCGAAACATTGGTCGGACTCTGCACGAATGGTCTGTGCGGCGATGATCCCGCCCAGGTTTGGCGGCTGCGAGCCGTCAGGCAGGTGCTGTACACGCTGTGGGCAAGCCACCACCACGCGTAACTGGCGGTAGAAGTAGTTCTTGCATAGCGTCAGGACCGCTTGTATGTGCCACTGCGCTTGATAATCGTCATAGGCGTCAACGAACGCGTTGGCACGCTTCTTGCGGTTGTACTCAAAGCAGGCCTCAATGACCGGTTTTAGTTGCTGCAGCCCATCCTGTTTGGGCTCTCGACGCTGCAGAATGGTCGAACACCAGCGAATGTCGTCAGGCGATACCGCACCCGTGGCGTTAATCTCCCGCAGAACCTGCCGGCATAGCTCGACTCTATCGTACATAGGTCACCGTTGTAGTTTGTGGTGACAATATGTGACCATAGGTTTAGTTTGGTGTCAAATGTTCGGTTCTCCAATTAATTTTAATTTTCGAAATTCCACCATTTTCTCCTGCGCTTACTATGAAAACGCTTAGTCTAGCTTGTTTCTCCAATTTGTCGCGAATTGCACAAACCATCTGCACTCCCATCGGATAAACGTCTGGGTCAAAAACATACTCACAGTCATAATGCCCCCAGCTGGCAGCGGATGCCACATGATCTAAGATGGCTCCATATGCGTCATCGAGCTGGTGGCTACGTCTAACCGTCGATTTTATAGCAGCATCCATGAACGCTTCTCGGTTCATATGTCCATCACGACGCGCTGGGCGGGCTTGTGGGGGGTCTGGGGAGTCGCCCCCTCTAGGAGGGCTACCCGGCGCTCAAGTGCCGCCAGGCGGTCCCCTAGCGAGCCTGAGGACCTTTCGGGTGTGTATGCACCGCCGTTTTTGCGTTCTGGCAATCCCTGTTCATATCCAGGCCATTTTTTCAGCAGGGCATACCATTCCCATACCATGAGTAGGCCAGTGCCACCCTCGGTCCTCACCGAATCGTCAGCCAGTGCCTTGATGGGTATCCACTCGTCATCATGCCCCTGCCTCTCGACTAAAACGGCTTTGGCGGTGGTACGAGCTACCGTGCAATCTCCGACGACAACAACTTTTTGCTCACGCATTTAATCAATCCTTTGTGTTGGCCAGTCATTGGCCGACATGGTTCTACCACTGTTGGTTTTGAAAAGCAAACTGGCCTACTTCCCTACCTTCTACCTTACCTCCATTTTTTCCTACGCGGGCCTGTATAATACTACTACTACTACTACTATACCTATATATATATAGGTAGCTAAGGTAGAGAGGTAGTGTAGTGCTTTGAATTTAGGAGCTTTTTTTCTCACTACCTTTACCCCAACATCCCTACCTCGCCATCCAAAGCCACCTGTTGCGCTTAGCAATTTTGTCGAAATGTTGCCTTTTTACCCATCCAATCTCTTTCAGGCAACTCGCAATCCTCATTTGTAGACCCCTATCGACCTTGGAGGTCGGGATATCAAAAAGGTCGCTAAGTACCTCGACGGTGCTTACACAAGTCTTATTCGGGTTCTCTTCGAGCCACTCTTTTATCTTGGTCACCCATTCGTCCTCAAACCTTCTGGCCGACTGCTCCGCCTCCGCCATGGCCACAACGCGTTGCTGGTCTATGTAGGTAATCTCCCCACCTTTGTACCTACTGACCGCCTCAGCCCACAATTGGTCTCGGGTCTGTTCGTCGAGCGGTTGAGCCGCATTGGCACACACGACCGGCCAGAATCGACGCGCTCCCGTCTCGTCCTTAAGATATCCGTTAGCGCCCGGGTTGACTGTGCCAGCGAACACGCATGCCCTCGGGCGAGTCACCGAGCGCCGGCCATAGGCCGGGCGGTAGGTCTCTATGTCGCGCGTGGCGAATGATTTTACAGCCGTGACCTCGGCGCGGTTCATGGCGTCGAGTTCGGCCAATTCGACAATCCATTTCCCTTCTATATTCTCCGCTTGCGACTTGCTGCCGACCTCGCCAATGTTGTCGCAAAACCAGTCCTTGATTGGGCATAGTTTGGTCAAAAATTTGCTCTTACCAAACCCCTGGCCGCCCTCTAAGATCAGGATATAGTCGCATTGACAGCCTGGGTTGTAAGCCCGACCAATGGCCGACAAAAACCACTTCGAGGTCACCGCCCGCACATATTCGTTGTCAGGCGAGCCAAACCGGTCAATGAGCACAGTGTCGACCCGTGTCACTCCATCCCATTTGAGGCTGTCTAGGTATGCTGTGACGCAGTTAACGCGGTTTTGGCTGGCGACGGCCTCGACGGCCCTGCGGACGTTTTCTATGCCTGGGCGCAGCGTTGTGTGGCGCTCAAACCACGTCTGCACTCGCGTGTCATCTATGTCGCTCCATTGCGTGTCGTGGCGCTCGAACGGCACCGACCCCTGCACCACAATGCGGGTTAGGAATGTGTCGTAGGCCAGCGAGCCAGCCCACGCGGGGTGAGAAGACAGATAGACGACTAGGTTTTCCACGCATTCCTCTATGACAATTTTGTCGCGGATTGTTTTGCGCAACAGCTGCGACTCCCATCCCGGCTCATCTCCTGCAACTGCAACGCGTAAATTCTGCAGGGGCGGCACGGCCGGCGCAACCGTTGCGCTGGTTTTGCTGGTTTTGCTGGCGCTATCGCGCTCGACAATGAAGCCACTTCTCAGCTGACCATTAACGGCATCTGCGGCCTTGTGCTCTAGCTCGAGCTCGCTCCATGGTGGCTGACAACGGGTATTGTAGTGCCGCAGAACCTGCATGATGCCGGCCTTGTCTAGGTCAAAACCTTTGGCAGCCACCGCCACGGCCCAAGTGGCTTGATGGCCACCATTGCCACTAATGGCGGCCGGCATTTTATCCACATAGGCTATCGCCCTCGATAGATTATCACTGCCTGACGTCAGATCCGGACGCGAGAGTTCTGTGTCCGAAATTACCGGGGAAATTTCCCCCGCCATTGACTCCGCCTCCGGGACCGGTTGCGGCTCCTCATCCGCCCAGCGGGCTAGGCCTTGATTGTAAAGCTCCTGCAAAAACGGGTCGAGCTTCGGGCGGTCTACCATGATGCGGCCTCCTGCACTGTGACGCCATTACCCCACATGTCTGGCACGGCCCATGCGTCTTTAAAATCATAGCGCTCGCCGCTAGGGTGAATTGAGGGGGGCGCAATGACGTAGCCGCCCTCCGCTTTCATGTCGATTCCCGGCAGCCAATTGCTCTTGCTGCGAATGAGCATGTTTTTAGGCAATGGGCAGTACAGGTGCCACCCGCCCCCGCCAGTGATAATTGGCCAACTACCCGGAACGTCGCGCACGTCCGAAATTTTGCCCCCATTGCGCGGGTCGACGTCGATTACATACAGGCCGCTAACGACACCCGTCGCGATGCCTATGTTGTACTCCGGGCACTGCGACCACCATTTGACTATCTGGGAGCGGGACTTGGTAGCGTCCTTGAAGCCGTGTTTTGTCGCTGGCAATTTGCTGCGTGGCTTGCACGGGAACACCGCAAACCCGTAAAAATATGCGTACTCTACTGCATAGTCCGCTAGCTCCCATTTACTACCCCTCGTACCGGTAAACTTTGACACGCTGCATCCCTCCAGACGCCCAAAATGAGTGCGGGCACCACCCCGGAGGCCCGCAAAGGTCCGAAGTGATGCCCGCGTTTCTCGCCGACATCCGTGAGGCGCCGGCAAGGCTTTAATTTTTAATGTGGGTTGCGGGCCGACATTGGCAGCACAATACCGATAACCAAAATCGAGTCAATAGCCTAGCGCGATCAATTGTGCAATCGCGTCGTCAGCTCCCTTGGCGACCACTACAATCCAGCCCGATTCGGCCAGCTCGGCGTGCATGGCTAACTGCTCGGGTTTCAATTTACCGCCATGCGTTCGTTTCATTTCTATCGCTACGGGCACAGATACGCACTGGATTGCGTGCCAGGCCATCGTGATGAGCACGAGGTCCGGAGCGCCCGCCCGCAGCCCCTCCGATTTGAAATAGTTCGCCGTCTTATAGTTTCTCCGGCCAGAATTCGGCACGGAGAAATATTTTATTTTGCGACCATCTAGCCATTGGCAAAGGGTTTTTTGCTCCTCGTGTTCCGTCGGCACAATTATTTGTAGTTTTTTTGTTGACAAAATACTCCTCCTGACCGATAACAGAATCATGAACAGCAACGAAACACAAACCACGGAGCAGAAAATGACAACGCAACTAATCGGCAGTCAAAAACAAATAGACTGGGCAATCCAGATACGTACCACACAGCTAAGCGCGTTAAAAAACGAACTAGAGACCATATCGCGACGGTTGGCGAGCGGAGATTTTGCTCAAGATAGCACCTATGCCACCAAGTACCGTGACACGTTGTCCAAAATGCATGACACATTCGCAAACGTTACCGACGCCAAGAAAATTATCGACGCGCGCAATACTGACGTTGTCAATGTTGCTCGTAAGGTCGCAGGAATTTAACACAAACCAAGGAGCAAAAAATGGAAGCAAGAGAATTATTTTGGGTGGCCAGTCCAAACGCTTATGCCGGGCATCTGGTCGGATTCGAGACAAAAGAGCAACGTACGGAGTTTATTTTGAAAAATGCTAATGCCGTCATGGTCGATGGGTCCGTGTTTGCGGCCAGCCCTGGATTCTATGCGTGCAAGCAGAAAAACGGCCATTATTATTTAATGGCGTTGGTGGAAAATTGATCGCAACCAATTACCAATTAAACTTTGCGCAACACCAAGCCGATGAAATGTACAAAGTCACAAGCGAGTTGCGAGAATGTTCGGAAAAACGGTTCAACGAAACCGTCGATGAAATTGCAGAGACATATAGGCAATGGCTATGGAACAGAATAAAAGATGATCGCGAATGGAGAAAGGAAAACAGTGAAAACACCTAGACAATGGGTAGATTTTTTCTACGAGGTGGAAGACATGTCCTTAGAGACTTTTGTGAAATTAGTACAACTTGAGGCGAGAGCGGACAGCTATGACAGACTAGCAGAAAAACTAACGCAACCACAAACAACGAAGGACACGACCAATGTACCCGACGCAAAGTGACTCAATCGCAGAATTAGCCGCCGCCCTCGCCAAAGCGCAGGGGCAAATCGTAAACGCCACCAAGGGGGCGGATAATCCATATTTCAAAAGCCGCTACGCCGACCTTGCCGCGGTGTGGGAGGCATGCCGTAAACCGCTTAGCGACAATGGGCTCGCTATAGTGCAATCTACCAAAGTGGCAGACAATGGTGCAATGACCCTAATCACAACCCTGGCCCACGCTAGCGGGCAGTGGATGTCTAGCACCTATCCTGTTATGCCGACGAAAAACGACAGCCAGGGACTAGGCTCGGCGCTCACGTATGCGCGCCGGTATTCACTGGCAAGCCTAGTAGGCGTGGCGCCCGCTGCCGACGACGACGACGGCGAAGCGGCTGTAGGTCGAGGCCGCAACGGCATGGAGCAACTGGCGGCTGATAAAGTCGTGCCGA